TGGTTTTGTGATTCTATCTGGAGGCTGGTTGCTGGTAGTTAGTCCCACCTCCGGCCCCATCGATTGAGCCCACCTAACCCATGCCCATTGACAACCACTCATTATAATGGCAGGTTCTCTTCATGTCTGGTATCCCAACTTTCGTCGAGTACGATATTCTCTGTTTGGATGCTGAGCGCGGCATTTCTTACTCGACCTTTGATGAATTCTGGGATAAGCGTATGGAGCCTATGCAGTACATCTCACCAGATGCAAAAGGGCCGTTTGCCCATCTGCGCGAGATACTGCGTGAGCGCGCGCGTGAACAGTATTATCTCCACTGGCAACATCGGCTCGCCATGATGCCACAAGGGGCGCTTGCAGAGGCAGTGCGTGCAGATGTCTAATCCTGCTGAAGACCTCCTTTCAGAACTGGGGCTGGGTGATTCCACAAGTGGACCGCCCGTCACCAAGGAGCCCCTATTCATCCGTGATCTAACTGCGGACGATATCAAATCCCTCTCCACGCGCGCGGCCTACGGTTCCCAGCCAGGCACCCTCATCCAAAAGCTCCGTGCCCCCCACCATACCCTCGCGCGCCTAGTGGCCGAGGGGAAGTCCCATCCAGAATGCAGCGTCATCACCGGCTATGGGGTGGAGTACGTGTCTATGCTGGAGAGGGACCCGGCATTCAAGGAACTGGTGGCCTACTACAAGGAGCAGATTGGCACCGCCTACATCAACGTGCATGAGAGGCTGGCAGTGCTTGGGGCTACTGCAATGGAAATTTTGCAGGAGCGCCTGACCGATGATGCTCAGGTTGCGAAGCTCTCTGTCGGTGCCCTCCGGGAGATCATGAACGATGCGCTTGATCGTAGCGTCGCACCCTCGAAGGTCAATCAGGGGGCCTTTGGTGCTGGCGGTCAGCAAGATCTACCTCGCGCCATTAATATCAATTTTGTCAGTGCCTCCCCGGGTTTGCTAGCACCTTTGCCCACAGGGGCTACCAGCTCGCCACAGGCGGGCCAGGGCGGTGAGCGACGACAAGTGCCTGCAATGCTTGAGTTGACTGCGGAGAAGCCAAATGGCTGAGCAGGCGCGCGAAATCGCCGCGATCTACGAACCAAAGCTGGATGGCTTCATCTCCCTCCCGCACAAGTTCATCCGCAATCCGCGCAACCCAGCAATCGTCTGGATGCAACAGGCAACATGGCAAGCGCTGGCAGTCTGTGCCACGCGCGAGGGAGAATTCTACATCCCCTGCCAAGAAGGTCTGCTTGAGCCGCCGCAATTACGGATGCTAGTTTTGCAGAAGGAAACCTCATGAGAACACTGCATAGAGAAGATTTCTCAATTTTCTTGCTCTCTGCACTAGTTGTGCTGATAATTGCGTTCATGCCTGCTGGTATTATTCTCGCACTCTACTTTGACAATCCTCTTTGGTTAATTCTTACCGCAATTGGGCTGATCTTCGGCCTCGCAGGATAGGAGCACTTCGATGGCAAAGTCATGGCGAGTGGCGAAGGGGCTGCTGAAACTTCGAGAGCAGATCAATGCGCAGTATCCTGGCCGGAGGAAGGACTCCGATGGGACTATCGGCAACACGGAGCACTCCTCGCGGGAAAGCGACCACAACCCTGACGGCAATGGAGTAGTGCATGCCCTCGACACCACCCACGATCCTGCGCACGGCTTCGATAGCTATGCATTCAGTGACATGCTCATTCGCGCGCGCGACTCGAGGATCAAGTATGTTATCAGCAATAGGCGTATCGCCTCCGGAGCTGCCGGTCCTTCTCCCTGGGTTTGGCGCAAGTACACTGGCAAGAACCCCCATGACCATCACAACCATGTCAGCATCCGCTATGACGCGCGCTATGCGGATGACGAGACTCCGTGGGCGCTAGACGGTGCCCCAACGAAGGATTCGCCAAGTACAGCACATGTGGCAGAAAACTATACCCCACCGCCGCGCACGCTCAAGCAAGGAACTTCCGGCATGGATGTGCGGACACTGCAACAATTACTTCACACATCGGGCGTTACTGTTGATGGTAAGTTTGGGAAAGCAACCCTTTCCGCAGTAATAGATTTCCAGAAACGTGCGAAGCTCCATGCAGATGGTATTGTTGGCCCGCAGACGTGGACAGCGTTGCGTGCTGCTGTATGACAAAAACCGGCCTTGGCCACTGCAACACCTTCGGCCATCGGATAATCTCGGGGCTGCTGTCTGCTGCCCCCTGCACGCGGCCAGGGAATCTGCCAGTCGCGCGTCTGCGTGGAACGAAACGCTTGGGAATGAAATATGAGCGAGATTTTGCCAAGGCCCTCAAGACCAAGTATCCATCAGCGATTTTGGTTGGTCAGTGGTTTCGCTTTCTGGACAGTAATGGCCATGGCTATTGCCAATCTGATATCATCGTCAAGCTCCCTTCCGAGTGCATTATTTTCGAGTGTAAACTCACCGACTGCGAAAAAGGGCGAAGCCAGCTCTCCCGACTTTACCGCCCGGTGGTGGAGCGATGCTGGGGTCTACCCACCAGAGGCGTGGTGGTTACGAGACATCTATCTGGGGAAACGAAGTTGGAACTTGTGACCGACGTGCTGGCAGAAGCTCTTTCGTTCAATCGGGAGGCTATTCCGACGCTGCATTGGAGGGAGAGGAATCCACTTTGATCCCCACCATGCACCTCCGCTTTGTGAAACGCCGAGTCGGACGCAACACCGTGCGCATTCTGCAGCAACTCTGGCAGCACGTGCATGATGAGACGCGCGATGAGTGGCGAGATGTGGAAATGGCGGCGGGTGATGAGAAGGCCACCAACGCGTGATTTTTCCGCCCGCGCGATTGACACCAACTCTTTAATCCCTAGCATGCCCATAATCGCAATTCCACCTTGCAGGAGTCCCCAATGACCAGACGACGATTGAACGACACTGCAGCAGCCGTCCCCCTGTGCGGCGCAAGTCCCATGAGCGAGTACTCCTCCAAGTCAGTGCGGGAGATTGACAACGGGTTTGTGGTCTCGGAGAGCCAGCAGAAAGGTGGAGAGTACACTAGCAGGGAGTACTTCACCAAGAATCCAGCTGGTAGGGGGCCATCTGCTGGCGGAGAGACACTCTCTGGTGCGATTGCGGAGTGCAATAAGTAATTCCGCCGAGAACGAGCTGCCATCCGGCAGGGGCGATCTGATGGCAAGCGCAGCAGCCATTGGACATAAAGCAAAATCTCCTGCTGCATTGGAGACCTTCGATGTCTGGTATGTTCACCAATGGAATGCCTCTCGCCAGCGCGAGTGCGCAGACCTTCCCCCTGACGGGCAATGAGACCATCCCCTGTGATACCAACCTTCCTGCTGGCAGTGGCCCAGAGTCTGTGGCCCTGACCACTGGCATGCTTGGGCTGGCTGGCCCTGCTGCTGCGCTGACCTATGCAGCCACGACTGCCCTCACTGGCGGCGGGCGCATGGCAATCACGCTCACCGGAAACGTCACCTTCACTGCTCCGACCAACAAGGCGGACTTCAAGCTTGCGATCACGCAAGATGGCACGGGCAGCCGCCTGGGGACGTTCCCCGCGAGCTTCCTCTTTGTGGGCGGGAGCAAGACCCTGACAACGACTGCTGCGGCGATTGACATGGTGGATGCTACGTACATGCCAACGGTCTCCGCCGGTGTCTATACAGATCGCTGGCTCTGCACACTCAACAAGGCGTATGCCTAAGCGCAGGGACTGTTGACATGAACCTGACTCGGCGCGGACTTCTTGGTGGCCTGCTGGCAGTTGTCAGTGCACCCGCTATTGTCCGCGTCGAGAGCCTCATGGTGCTGCCGGCACCAGCAAAAAATTCTCATAATAACCTGCGAACCATACAGCTATTCATGAATAGCAACTCATTTATTAAATCCATAAATGAGCAATACGAGCATGAATTTGCTGTCGAAGGCGCACGAATTGGTGACGCTTTGCGGATTAGGCTGCCGAGTGATTTTGCAATGGCGCGGGCCACCAATTCACATGAATAAGTGGACCTAATGCTGTGCAACAAGCATCACCAGCCCAAACCCCCCAATTCCAGACACCGAAGGCAGATCTGCCCATTGATCTGAGCTTCCCGGAAAAGTTCCAGTGTCTTTTCCAACCGATCAGGTTTAAGATTTTCAAAGGGGGGAGGGGCGGTGCCAAAAGCTGGAACTTTGCACGAGCCCTCTTGCTTCTCGGCTACCAACGCAAGCTCCGCATCCTGTGCGCGCGCGAGATGCAGAAAAGTATCAAAGAGTCGGTTCACAAGCTGCTGGTGGATCAAATCAATGCGATGGGACTTTCGCACTTCTACGAGGTGCTGCAGAGTGAAATCCGAGGTGCGAACGGAACTACTTTTGCCTTTGAGGGCATTCGGCTGAATGCGGCAAATCTCAAGTCATATGAAGGCGTGGATATCTGTTGGGTGGAAGAAGCACAGACAGTCAGTGATCAGAGCTGGCGTGACCTAATCCCTACCATCCGGAAGGAGGAATGTTTCATCCACTCCAACACTGAGCCCTCATGGAGCGAGATTTGGATTAGCTTCAATCCGCTGCTAGAGACCGACCCCACTTTCGCCCGCTTTGTCAAGCGAACACCAAGCAACTCTATCCTCCAGCATACAACCTACCGCGACAATCCATGGTATCCCAAGCCGCTGATGGCGGAAATTGAAGACCTCAAGCTCTCAGATTATGATGAATACCTGCATGTTTATGAGGGAGAATGCAAGCAGAACCTTGAGGGCGCCATCTATGTCGATCAGATGCGAGAGCTTACGCTCCGACAGGCAGAACGAGCAATCGAGATGGGAGCGCCAGTGTTGCGCGTTCCTCACACACGTGGAACACCAGTGGATGTCATCTTCGACATCGGAAAGTCTGACTACACCAGCATCTGGTTTCGCCAGATCATCAATTGGGAACTCCGCTTTATCAACTTTCACCAGTCCAACCGTAAGGACCCGGCTGACCACGCGCGGATAATCCAGTCATTCGGATACCAAATCGGCACCATTTGGCTCCCCCACGACGCAAAGGCAAAGCGTTATGGCAGCAAACTCTCGGTTGAGGAACAGTTCAGGGAGTTATTTCCAGGAGTCTCTGTCCGGATCGTACCGAGACTCAGTGTCTTGGACGGGATTGCTGCTGCGCGCACGGTATTTCCTTCCTGCTGGATTGATCCTTCTCTCTGCGCTGATGGTCTTACTGCCCTTCGTCATTATCGTTGGGAAGTAGACCCAGAGACCAAGATGTTCTCCCGCGTGCCGCTGCACGATGAGTATGCTGATGCTGCCGATGCCTGGAGATACGCCGCAGTAACCAGTAAAATCCGCACCGGCAAGGCCCCAATCGGCCTCAATGTCCCTGGGACTGGTGTCCCGCCCGAAGGTTTCCTCCCCCCGCCGAGCAGAACTCTCGAACTCGCACGCCCGCAACCGGACCTATTCAGAAGCGGAGCCTCGACTGGTTGGATGAAATAACATGGCAGTGGACTCTGGCTCAAGCAACAACGACTCTTCACTCGACCCGGTGGTAGTGGAAGCTCAAGAGCGTTGGGAAGTCTGCAACACCTGGTTCTCTGGCGCGCGCAGGAATTGGCTTGAGGACTACAAGTTCGCCAATGCTGATGCCTATAACATGGATCAGTGGCCTAATTCCATCCGCCGCGCGCGAGACTACGATGACAAGCCAGTACTCACCACCAACAAGGTCCGGCAGCACAATCTCGAGATCATCAACAAGGCCAAGAAGAACAAGGCCAGTATCAAGTATCGCCCCACCGGCAACGGCGCTACCTACGAGAGCGCCCAAATCTGGGAAGCCCTCGCCCGGCAGGTGCAGTATCAGTCCCGCGCGCCGGACCACTACGACCGTTCCCTCGGCTTCATGGTGCAGGCAGGTGCAGGTTACCTGCGAGTCCTTACCGAGTGGGAAAAGGGCACCATGCATCAGCAGGCTCGCATCACCTCCATCAATGATCCGCTGACTGTGTTCATTGAC